TATCTTTGATGCTGCATCAGGGCCAGCAGTTGTGCAAGCAAATGCTATCGAAACTGGCGTTAGCGCGTCATCAGGATTATCTGCCGCATATTTTCAAACGCAGCTAACGGCAACATTTGAAGCCTATTTGGATTGAACGCTATACTTAGAGCAGCCAATCATCGTTTACATCAATGGCCGTCACAGTTTTATCCGGTACGTCCGGCGCTTTGTACTACAAGCCTGCTGGTACCACTGGTACGTTCGGTGAAACCAACGTCAGCATTGGTAACGACGAAATCACCGTTCAAACTTATCTAAACCTTAAGGTTGGTGATCCAGTTAAATTCCGTGTAGTGAACAGCCAAACCGGCGCTGCTGGTTCCGGTACATTACCTACACCAATCAGTTCAGCTACTACTTATTACGTATTAAATTACGTTGCTGCTACTGGTGTGTTGACCGTATCAACCAGTGCTGGCGGCACTATTCTTCCTATCACTGATGATGGCACTATTGCAGCACCAAATGAATTTGAGGTTTATTACGCTGATTATGCTGCTGTAGGCCAAGTGCAGAACTGGAGCTTCGAGATCAGCCGTGCTGAAATCGACGTTACCACCATCGGCCAAGCCGTTGGTCAGTATGCACCATTTAAGGCTTACATCCCAGGCTTTGCTGATGGCAACGGCAGTGCATCAGTATTTGTGACTAATGAGGACAGCGCACTATCTAACCGGATGGTAGAAGATGTGTTACAGCGCCAGCAAGTTGGCTGTGCATTTAAGTTGTACACTGATAAAGGTGCAACCGAAGCATTAAGCCGCAGCATCGCTATGGATGCTGTACTGCTAAGTGCAACGCTTAACATCAACCCAGATGATGCCCAGATGGTAGAAATTACTTTCCGCCCTACTGGCGCCCCATCATTTGACTTTAGTACCACTGCTTGATAACTAATGGCATCCACTGCAATCAGAGCACTAGACCGATTAAAAAAAGCTGCTAATTTAGTTCCCGTCAAAAAAACGGTGATGCTAAGCGATGGCACTGAGTTTGTGTTCTACCGTTCACCATTAACAATGGCCGAACGTGAACGTGCACAAAAGGATGCTGCATCTGATGACGTGAATGCGTTTGCATTGCAACTGCTAGTTCAAAAAGCAACAGATGAAAACGGCCAGCGGATATTTGCTGCTGGTGAAATTGCCGAGTTAAAGAACGAGGTGCGTGATGCTGACCTGCAATCATTGATGCTTGCTGTTATCAGCGAAGACATCAAGGAAGAGGTCGATACAAAAAAATAAAGGCGGAGCTTAAAAAGGATAACCTGCTTAGGCTCCAGCTTGGTGTAGCTAAGGAATTAGGCTATACGTTAGCTAAATTAAATGCAGAGCTGACTATGGAAGAATTACTTCTATGGTCAGCTTATTTTGAATTGTGCAATGATGAACAGGAAGCTGCGATGCGACGGCGGCGCTAGACTAGGGCTAGTAGGAGGTGCCTAGCTGTGTCGGTTGTCGCTAATGTTGCCATTAATGTTGACAGCCGTGGTGCAACGCAACAACTACGCGCGGTGCAGCAAGGCGCACAGGCAACTAGCCAGGCAGTCGATAAATTAAACGCAACTACAGCAGCATCAAGCGATAAATTTAAGATTGCTGCTAATGGAATTAAATATTTTACTGATGCAACCGGTAGAGCAAGAGCAGAAAATGGCAAATTACTAAGTTCATCAGAACGTGCAGCAGCAGGGTTGCAAGCACAAGGGCGTGCAGCGCAACAAGCAAGCGGTAAATTTAACGGGCTACGCAATGCAATAGCTAGCCTTGGCGCTGGGCTTGCATTACGTAAATCATTTGTTGATGCGTCCGAGCTCGAGTCCGCACAATCTAGAATTGGATTATTAGTTAAAAATTTTGGCCAACTTAGCGGCATACAAAATGTTGCAGCCGATGCAGCGAAAAAGTTTAATTTAAGCCAATCTGAATCTCTTAATGCTTTAACAGATCTTGGCAACCGAATAGGCCCAACAGGTGCCAGTCTTAAAGATATTTCAACTGTCTATGATGGCTTCAATACATTATTGGCCCTTAACAAGGTAAATAGTCAGCAGGCAGCATCAGCAACTTTGCAATTAAACCAAGCATTAGGTTCTGGTCGTTTAGCGGGAGAGGAATTTAACGCTATTAGCGAAGCAACACCTCAACTGCTAGATGCAGTAGCAGTAGTAATGGGCAAAAATAGAAGCGAGTTAAAAAAACTTGCGGCTGATGGACAAATTAGCAGTGCTGTACTTATTAAAGCTTTAAAGAAAATTAAAGATGAAGGAGCAAAAGATTTAGAGACTGCTTTTGGCGGCGCGTTTGGTGCGACTCGCAAATTTGATGCAGCGATCAAAAATTTTAGCGCAACTATTGGCACTGAATTGTTGCCTGTATTAACGCCACTTATTAATAAAGTAACAGAAATATTAAAGCAATTTGGCAGTTTACCTGGCCCAGTAAAAACCGCAGCAGCAGCAATCCTTGGCGCAACAGCGGCTTTTGTCGTACTGGCACCGGCTATTAGCGCAGCAATTGGATTATTAGGCGGGCTAAAACTTGCGGCTATAGGTGCAATTGGAGCTGTAAGCACTTTATCTGGGGCGCTATTAGCACTTGCTGGAATTGGCATCGTCACCGTAGGAGTAAATTACGTTATCACGCAAGTAGGAGATATTATAGGAAGCTCAACAGCAGCAGGTAAGAGCGTAGCTGCTGCTAGTAAAGGCGGGTTGCAAGCGCAATTAAAAGGCAAAAGCGCAGAAGATCGTAGAAAAATGTTAGCAACAGCGCGAAAGAATTTAGACAACGATAAAAAACTAGCCACGCAATTAAGATTGCAGATACAAATGGAAGAGAATGCAGCATTATCAGCAAACGAAGGCCCGTTACCATCACAGAAGTCAAAACTTACCGAAATTCAAGCTCGTATTAATACAAATCAAGCAAGAATTAAAGCAATACGAACATTACCAATAACGCAAGCAACACCCCCTAAACCCCAATTGCCACCACCAACTGGTGCAATACCACCAGCAGACGGCGGCGGCGGTGCAGGTAAAGAACCTAAAGAGAAAAAAATAAAGGCGGCAAAAGAAATTTTAGATATTACCAGCGAAGAAGCAAAGCTCCAATCACAACTTATTCTTTATACAGCTCAAGAAGATAAATACGCTCAAGCATTATTAACAAAAGAACTTGCAATATATGAAGCCAAAAATTCGCAGCTTGGGCCTAATACAAAAAAAGTTGCAATGTTTAAGGCTGAAATTGATTATACCAAAACAATTAATGATCTAGAGAAAGAAAAAGCAGACCGTTTTAAATCGCAAGTAGATGTATTTGCTAGCCAAACATCACAAATAAATAATCAATCAGAAGCGTTTAAATTACGGAATCGCTTACAGATGGAAGGCGTTAAGCCTGAGTTAATAGAAGGTGAGTTAAAACTGCTTGAAACAAGGCAACTATTAAATGCTGAAATAACAAAATTAGAAGAGTCTTTAGCTGCTGGCACAATAAACCAAGAAGATTACGCTAAAACTATTAATGCTGTAAAACTTGCTGCCGAAGGTACTGCAATTGCGATTCAAACATATACCGCAGCCACCGCTGCCGCATCGTCACCAATACAACAATTTATTGGATCTGCTCAAACACAACTAAAAGACCTTGAATCTGTTGCGGTACGTGTGTCGCAAGGCATCGGTGATGCTGTCGGTAATTCATTAACAAAAGGCATTCAAGGTTTAGTTGAAGGTACTACAACAGCGCAACAGGTATTTGCTGATTTTCTTAAATCTATAGGTGACATCTTGATGCAGGAAGGCACCAAGATGATCGCTACTTACACCGCAATCGCGATAGCAAGAGCACTAGCTGGAATGTTTGGTGGTGGTGGTGCGGCTCCTGCTGCGGCCCCTAGCGGTACGCTCCCGCAGACAGATATGTTTAAGTACGTCAACCTCGACGGGCTAAGAGCTGCTGGCGGCCCCGTAAGCAGCAACAGCACCTACATGGTCGGCGAAAAAGGCCCTGAGCTATTCGTGCCATCGACTGCTGGTACGATCATCCCAGCAGGCCCCACCGCAGGTATCCGCGAGGCAATGGCTAATGGCAATGGTCAATCCAACGCTAGTCCTGTACTAAACATGAGCTTCGAGTCCAGCACTATCAACGGAGTAGAATACGTAAGCCGTGATCAGTTAGAAGCTGCGATGATGGAAACACGTCGTCAAGCATCACGCGATGGCGCTAAACGTGGCATGACAATGACTTTAGATAGACTACAACAATCACCATCCACTCGTAGCCGTATAGGTCTGGGCTAATGGCTGCTTTCCCTTCCTTTACACCAAGCCAACGTAGCTTTAAGCCGGGCATCTATCCGCAACGCTCATACCGTTCATTATCAGGCGTGGTAACCAAACGTACATTTGGTAATTCACCAAGCCAAGCAACATTAGAAATGAGTTTTAATAATGTGCCTGACTCAACTGCTGCTTCAATTATTGCGCACTACAACTCACAAACAGCAGCAAACCGTAGATTTCTTGTTGACAATACATTAGGTGGCATTGATGAATCACTAAGAGACTATGCAAACGGTAGTGAAAATAATCTACGCTGGGAATACTCTGGACCGCCAGAAGTGCAGTCAGTACGACCGGGACGTAGCACTATTACCGTATCATTGATAGGCGAAATCCGTGACCCGAGGA